CCATTTTGAGTTGTACCAATTGTAAATCTGACAAAAGGCATTTCTAGGGTTCCAGTTACACCACCTATTGTTGTACCGCTTTTTATACTGGGTGCTAACGAGTTATCTAACTGAGCAGTTATCGTTCCTCCTGACGTATACCCAGCAGGGATAACCTTTGTTGGTTTTGCACTTCCTGTAATAGTTAAAGTAATATCTAGCCTACCGTGATTAGGCATTGTCCCTCCCGGCGACGGTGACGGCGACGGTGACGGCGACGGCGACGGTGACGGCGACGGTGCCTTTGCACGATTAGGATCTATTAAAGCACCTCTGTCATAGTCCCGATATTCTTCCGGGACGAGTTCTGAATAATCCCTGAGCATCAGGAACAGATTGTGCTGAAACTGCTGCTCATATGCAGGAACTGAAAGCGCACCTTCTTCATCGGTTAGATAGAAGTTGCGGGCTGCACCAAGACAGACAACCGATCTAATGTACTTATCCGGAAAAAAATTATAGTTCGGATACTGCGGATAAGCGGCTGCTGTGAACTCTGAGAAGACTGGAAACTTAGTGCTCAGTGTTGAGTTGATAGTATCTATCACATCATCCAAATGAGGTTTTATATCTTCATACGACAGCTGTTCACCGGCAAGCTTAGCATTAACACATTTTAAAATAGCGTTCAGTTCCATGATAACACCTCTTAATCAAAAGACAGGGTTTTTACGCCCTGTCTTCTCTGCATCATATCAGATCCAGTTCTCCAGGCGAGCTTTCGTAGTTTTTGGTAATGTCCGCCATCTTGGACTGCTTGGTGAGGATCGCATCAACAGCCATCCGGCGTGCGGTGATTTCGTCTGCGAAGTCCTTTGGTATCTTCTGTACTGAGCCGTCTACTTTGAAGAAAATGCTGATGCCGTTCAAGCTGACCTGCATAACATTTCCAAAGTAAGGACGGTACATCGGTGACAGATACATAGGAACTTTTTCCTGGTTACGGTAATGCTGAAGCAGCTGCTTCTTGCGAGCCTCTGCATTGAGCAGTTCACGATTGGCCTGCTGCACAGGATCAACCTGTGCTGGAGTTGGAGCTGAGCTTTCAGGCTCAGCCCCTATCAGATCCTTAATGCTTTTTGTATTTGTGTTTGTGTTCTTTGCCATAATTGGCCTCCTTCATTATACTGGATTAACCTGGGAAGGAACGCAGATGTAGTCAACGACTGCTTCCAGTCTGGTTGATCCGAAACCTACCGAGTTGATCTTGAAGCCTATGGACTGTCTCTGGTCGATAGGGTCAAGAACACCGGATGAACCCTTCTGCTTGACATACATCTTGGCCTGGCCTTCGCCCGCAAGTCCGGTTCTGGTAAGAGCGTCTTTACCTACGATCAGTATATGCTGAGCTTTGAGCTCATACCAATCTGAACCAATGCCTTTGTTGGCATTATTCCAGGCTGCGATATCCCATACTTTCCTTCCGGGGATATAGGAAGCATCCTGCCCTGTTCTGGCGTCTTTGACGTAACCATCAACTGTGGATACATACGTAGAATCTTCAGCGATCCTGGAGTATTCATAGCCGTTCTGACCGTTGGGACGATACATCCTTCTATAAACCTTGTCGTCGCTAACGTACTCACTGGAAGTGGGCACCAGCATGGTTTCATAGAATTCCATCTCGAACATCGGAACAAGAGAGCTGTTGTCATACATGGTCTTTGTGGTCTGGTTGATAGTCATGTACTTCTCAACGATAGGATCGGAGATCATATCGTAGAAAAATTCGGGGGAACCGATTACATGATACCTACCATTGACTCTGGGCTTTACGAGGGCTTTCTTCAGAGCCAATACGATGAGTCTGAGGTCTGCCATCGAAGGTCTTGAATTAGGTGTCAGAGCTTCGAAGTTTGCAGCCTGCCCTGCGTAAAACTTATTGGCTATTGAGAGCAGCGTCTCTCTTGCCAGAAGATCCAAGGTCTCCATCGCTACCAGTGAATATTCTCTGGTGTAATGGGCGATGACCGGGTCAACTACCTGGAAGTCAACCTTGTCGGAGAACTCCATGTAACGACCGTACTGAGCTGCATTCAGCTCGTATTTTTCTACCGAACCTTTATCGGACTTAGGCGGGACGCCTTCCTCCAGAGGTACAGTGTGTGCCTGAAGGGGAGCCCATCTACGGAGCATCAGTTTATCAGCTTTTTCCTGGATCGGTGCTTCGTCGGCAAGACGGAAGTATACGTACTGATCGGCATCATATCTGATGGTGTCAAGCAGCTGTTTGGAATAAAAGGTTTCAGGATTGATTACACCTTTGCCTGCTTTATTCGCGAGCTCAATCCATGTGTTTATTTCCGATACGGGTGCGAGTGCGTTAAGATTACCTGCCATGGTTATCCACTCCTTTCAAATTGTGAACCTGTTTACTTGGATTGAGAATTCATCCAATCATTTAATTGTGCGACAGTTGTTATTTTCTCAGGGTTACCGCTTTGGCCTGGACCTTTTTGTGGGTTTGGTGCCGTGCTGTGATTAGCGGCTTTAGCAGCTCTTTCCTGTTCCTGCTTTATGCCCTGCTCAACAGCAGCTTTCATTAACTCGTCGAAGTGCAGTAGTTTGTACTCTCTGACAACATCGACTTTTGTTTCAAACGGGTTGATCCCAGCTGCGACCAGTTCATCTGCAAACTTCTGGAGTCCAGCATCATCAAGGTTAAACAGATCCTTGACTCTTTGGAATCCCAGATATGCATATTCCATGATCTGCTTCTGGGTATATTCCTTATCCCGTTCTTCCAAAATTTGAAGTCTTTCAAGAAGTTCTGCAGGAACATTCTTGTCTTTAGCTTCTTTCTCAAGGATCACTTTGTTGAGATGTGCTATAAGAGTGTCGGGGTCCGACGTATCGGTAACTCCCAAGATCTTAGCAATGCCGTTAAGAGTTTTCCGATACTGCGCGTTCTGTACCCGCAGCTGTGCGAATGCTCTCCCCGCTTTAGTATCTGCCGAAGGTTTCGGCGGATCTTTTGGCGGATCGTTAGAGTCTGCCGAGTCTGCCGGTGGATCATCTTCCGAGTCTGCCGGCGGATCATTAGAGTCTGCCGGCGGATCATCTTCCGAGTCTGCCGGTGGATCATCTTCCGAGTCGGCCGGTGGATTATCTGCCGGTAGATCGGTTATACCGAACTTCGCTTTCAAATCATCCAACGTGATGTCCGCTGCATTCTGCGGGGGGACAATGGTTCTGATTAGTTTACTCATCTACCTTATTACTCCTTTCGTATATACAGGCGAATATATACGGAGTGCCAGAGAAAATACACACAATTAAAGGCTGTGGAAACCTATGACTCTGTCACCATAAGTTTACCACGGCCTCTAATTATTGTCAACAGATTTAGTAAAGTTTTTACAAGTTAGGGACACCCTCCAGCATATTCTGCTGCTCAAGTGCAGGGAGCATTTCTTCCGGGGGCATTATACCCTTACGCCTATTTTCAAGAGCACTTGCTGTTGCCAGTATAGCGTCCTCCGGCTTCATGCCTTTCTTGACAAGGTCGGCGTATCCGAACAATACCTGAGAGACATCCTCGACTGCGCTCTGCATACGCTGGATACCCATACGTTCCAACATGTATTCCTTCATCGGAAGATCCTGGAACATGAGCCACTCTTCTTCAGTGATAAGCTGTACGCCGCCCTGCTGACTGTACTGCATCTGTTTTTCCATCAACATGTTTGCCATAGCTGCGATGCGCTGTCTATTCTTGGGAAGCTCAGAGCTAATGTCAATCTCATAGTCAAATAATGTTTCAGCTTTGATCTTTGAGAACTCCACCTCAATTGTATCCCAAGTGTTGGTATTGGGCTTCTTATAGAAGAACTTACGCTTTGGGCAATACTCAATAAAGTTTGCCAATATAAGCTGAGTCAGCCGCTTCGTATAATGCTCATAGTTCATAATCTTCGGGGTATCTATCAACGTGACACGATTGAGCATTTCCTCTGTGCCACCAGTTGTTATGATGGAACCAGTATCCCGACCTGTGTACCTG